GATGGTGGACTGGTCGGTGCCGGAGCCAATGCACGCAGAGCAAGCGGTCTCCACGACGCGGCCCCGCATGATGTGGTCGGAGGTGGCCATCATCGCGTTCGCGAACCAGCCGACCATGGTCTCCACGTCCGCTGCAATGCCGGACAGGTGGCCGACATGCTCGACGAACGACTTGGCCCACGCCATCGCGTCGGTGCTGCCCATCGGCGGATCAGCCGGCATCTTCTTGATGCGATAGCGCGAAGGAGCGCACTCAAACGACGGGCTGCACGTCGCGCCATCGGCATACACCGGATGATCGCCCAGTGTATGCCACTGACCGCCTTCTACGGCTTGGAACTCGATCGTCTTGCCCTCGGCGTACGCCTGGATGATCGGCAGCAGAGCTTTGGCGTTGGCGGGGGTCATGGCTTTTTCCTTTCGGCGCAGGTGAGGCAGATTCTCTGCATGCGGTCGTATCCGTTGGTGATGGGGCGATACGCCTGCATTTTCGGCGCGAGGTCGCTGTCGCACAAGAAGCACCTCTTGCTCTTTCGCAAGCAGCATAGCGTCCACATCAAGTCGCCGACGCGGATGAGCCCTGCGGGGGTCACGGCTTTTTCTCGTGCTTACAGGGTTTTGGCCACAGGAAAGGCAGAAGATCCTCCCGCAGTTCGTCGAGCATAGATGGTCCGCTAAGACAGTAGATAAACCGCGCCACGCGCTCTATGGCCAACAGGGGGCTGATCCCCAGCAGCATGACCAGCATAAACGGGCCGACGACCAGCACGGCGAGTAGACGGCGGATGAAGAGCTTCATGGCTTTTTCTCCGGCCACCAGCAGTCTAGCAGACTGGGTTCAAACATGCGGCCGGTCACGATGTACGCGATGGGAGGCCCGATCACGGCCCACAGCAGGAAAGCGACGACCCATAGAATGAGCGCGACGCACAGTGGCACAATCAAGACCGGTACCAAGAGCACGATAATCGCACGCTTCCACCACCGGTCGCCGTTCATGGCTTTTTCTCCATCAGGTCCGTCGCGATCAGGTGCACTTCGACGACCCGCAGGTCGGGCCCTTGGCCAACTGCGTAGCGGCACAAGTAGACTGGCGGGCTCGAACGGCGGTCGACGCTGATGACGTCGACGTTCGCGCCGAGGCGAGGGCAGTACCACGTGTGGCCGACCCGGTCGATGTCCTGGTAGCATTGCCGCATGCCGAAGACGACGAGCGTCCCGAACAGGATGCCGGCGACCAGCTGGCCGAAGGTCGCGGCGCTCATGGCTTCTCCGCTGCCTCCATGAACCGCTCCTCTTCATCGCCGCGGAAGTTGCGAAGGATAGTGGGCAGTGGTATCTTGCGGGCCGCCTTCCAAGCAGCGCGGGATGCGGCAAGCTGAGTAGCGCGCGGCCGCTCGTTGGCGATCCCGACGAGCTTGCCGTCGACCCACAGGACCGGCACGTAGACTATGGTGCTCTTGAGCTGGAGCTGCTGGAGCGTGGCGGGGATGATGGTCCTCATGGCTTCTCCGCCGCACTCGGCCTGATCACCGGCGTCGGCGGCGTCACCTGCACCGGCCGGCTCAAGTCATTGATCTTCGCTAGGTTCCAGGTGTAGACGCTGGACACCGCGTAACAGCACCAGGGGACCGTGAGCCAGGAGCAGAGGAGCGAGACGGCGAGCGCCGCGGCGACTTTCCTGCGCCACGTGTTCTTCGGCCGCCACTTGGCATACGCGGCGTCGTACGCGGCGCTCTCCTCCTTGTAACTGCTGTAGCCGTACATGGACGGCTTCATGGGGGCGCCGCAGAGGAGAACGGCGGCTATCCCCACTGCCTGCGCCGTCGCAGCGAAGAAGATCGCGAGATTGAGAGTGGTGTTGTCGATTTCCATGGTCAGGTCTCCAGCTGCGGTTTGCGGGCCTGCGTCAGCCCGCGGCGGTACTCGACCCGGTAGCTGCGGGCGCGGTTCTGGCCTTCGATCCAGACGCTGACGGTCACCTCGAAGGTCTGGCGTTCGCCGGCGTGTAGGGTGCCGCACTGCTTGCGGAGGTATTCCTCGGCGGCGAAGGCGGCGGCACTCTGGGAAGAGTAGGAGGCGTAGCGGGCGTGAGCGTTGGCGGCGTCGATGCCCCAGGCTCGGTCGTGCTGGGTAGCAGGGAGCCCGTGGCTGGAGAACCGGACGCCGGTGACCTCGGTGCAGTAGACGTGGGTGGCCATGGCCTAGCGCCCTTTCTCAAGGTCAGCCTGCGCGATCTCGGCGCGGTGGACTTTGGCGTAGTCGCGGGCCAAGCCGACCACGGCTAGCATGATGCCAAGCAGCATCATCCAGATGCAGAACAGCTGCCCGAACAGTCCACCGGTGCTATTGATATTCACCTCGCGCTTCTCCGCGTCGTTGGCCATGGCTGGGCTCCTTCTGGCACGGGTTCTAACGCGCCGCTATGGAGTGCAAGGGGTAATCTAGGGAGAGGCTAGGGAGCGGGCAGAACCCAGGCAGTCCACTCGGCGTAGGTACAGGTCTTGCGCGCCGGCTTGCGTTTGAGGCCGCGCCCAGCGAGGTAGTAGATGTCCCCGCCGAGATTGGAGTCATACGGGCGGCGCCATTCGAGACGATGCGTGACCGGGTTGCGACCGCGGTAGAGTTCCTCCATAACGACGCCGTGGTAGACGTGGGTCATAGGGATGCCTCCACCCGGGCCATGCGTCGTTCGATGTCGGCGACGTATTCGTCCTCGCGCTCGGCCAGGATCACGTTGAAGCCCTCCAGCAGGGCAGCTTCGCCGGTGGTGCCGGAACCGGCGAAGGGGTCGAGGATGGTGCCGTTTGGAGGGGTAATGAGGCGGGAGAGGTAGCGCATCAGGGCGATGGGCTTGACGGTTGGATGTTTGGAGCCGTCGCGCTCCTTCTTGGTGGCCTTAGCACAGTAGAAGAAACGGGCGGCGCTCGTCTCAGTCTCGACGCGGGGTACTCGGACTCCGCCGCCGTTCTTCAGCGCCCCGTAGACGTCATTTCCTGAGTCCGAGCCGTCATTGAGCGAGGCGCCTTGTTGACCTTTGGCGTCAGGAAATGCCGCGAGCACCTCGTCGCTGCCGTCGTGCAGGACGTTGGCGGGGAAACGGCCTTGGGTAGTAGGTGCAACGGCCGATGACCCGTGAAGGCTCCCGTCTACACCTCCGGACAGTGCGTTACCCGTCTCGCCCGAGATGTCCCGTACGCGTGCGGGGCGCCCCTCTTTCTCCTCTACACCCAAGCCGACCCGACACCCATCGATATTGATGCCGCCCACGCCCCAACGCAGCACGTTCGCCGCCACCGTCGGCTCCGAGCACGGCTTGCGCGCGAGGATGATTGGCTCATAGGCCGGCTTCAAAGAAGTTCCCCACCCATCCCATTGCTTGGCGGCGTCGGTAGACGGGGCGGTAAGCTGGTGCTGAATCGTTCCTTCGTGACCGCCATTCACGCCGCGGTAGATGACATCGCCGTTATCGTCCCGACCGTGCCCGCGGCCTTCCGAGAACGCGGGGCGCTCCACTTGGCCGACTACCTCCCGCTCCGCGCCCGCCGCCTTGTCGATCGCCTTCGAGATGTCCATGCTCTTCGGGAAGCCCGTGCCGAACATCCACATCAGCGAGTCGCGCAGCTCGAACCCTGCGTCCTCGATCGCGACGGCGAGGCGGTGGTACAACCGCGGCGCACCAAAGCACACGAGGTGCGCGCCGGGCTTGAGCACGCGGAACGTCTCCTTCCAGAAGGCGACGTCGAACGCGATGCCGCTGTTGTCCCAGCCCTTCCCCATGAAGCCGAGCTCGTAGGGCGGGTCGCTGACCAGCGAGTCGAGGGAGTTGTCCTCCATCGACGCGAGCATCTCACGGTTGTCGCCGTGCCACAGGTCCCAAGTCATGGTGTCACTTCCACCAGCAACTGGCTATCGAACTTCGGGTTCTCCTTCGCAGTGTAGCCACGTGGATTGCACACCACGCGCGTCTGGCCGTGGACGTAGTCGCAGCTGCTGTGTGTATGGCCATGAACCCATAGCTTGATGTTCGGCGTCATCAGGTCTTCGCAGTCGGAGCAGAAGTAGGGGTTGAGTTCACTGGCGGCAAATTGCGGGTCGATCGACTTGGGGCTGGGCAGGAAGTGGGTGATGAAGACGGTGGGAACGTCAGTATCGCAGTACAGGCGCAGGTGCTTGCGTGCTTTCATGTGCGAGAAGACCGCATGTGCCGGCTCGAAGTTGGTGATCCGATGGAAGTCGGAGATACCTTGAGCTGCGAGACGCTTGGCGAGCTCGGGGTTGGGGGCGTACGTGCCCTGGTAGCGGAAGGGCAGGGTGAAGTCGGTCCACAGTGTGGCGCCCACGAACCGGATGCCGCACAAGTTGACGTGCTCGCGAATGTCGAGGCGCTGGACGTTAGGGAAATCCTCCAGCAGCGACACCATCTCCGCATGGAAGCGTGTGAAGTCGTTCAGACCGTATTCGTGGTTGTTCGGGATGTAGAGCGTCGGCTTGCTGGCGGTCTGCTTGAGG